GAGCATCTTGCTCGGAATGTGGGTCATCAATAATTAATAAATCAGCACCACGCCCTGTTATCGCACCACCGACCCCTGCTGCAAAGTATTCTCCACCTACTTTGGTGTTAAATCTACCAGATGCTTTAGAATCTTGCGATAAAGCACTGTTTGGAAAAACATCTTTAAATTCTTGTTGATCAAATAAGTTTCTAACCTTTCTACCAAAATTATAAGATAGTTCTGCTGTATGTGTAGTTTGTATAATTTTTAATTTAGGTTTTTGTCCTAACATCCACGCAGGAAATAAATTAGAAGCAAACTCAGATTTTGTATGTCTTGGTGGCATATTAACAATTAATCGTTTTATCTTTCCACGTGAAATGTCTTCAAATTTTTTTGCAATAATTTTATGATGTGAACCTGCAACAAACTCTGGCCAAACTTTTCTTACAAAAGTTAAGAAGGAGGAACGGGACTCCTCTGACACTTTTAGTTGCATTTTCCTTAATTCGTATTTTAATAATTCCGTTGGGATTTTTTCTGAATTCATAAAAAAAGTTATATCATACTTTCTGTTTGTGTAAAACTTAGCCTTTAGTTTAGTTTGACACGCAACGGGGCAAATTGGGTGTGGTGGGGGCGATCGAAACACTAGATCTAGTTATTGAGGCAATCTAAGTACCTAGATGTTGTAGAAGACTGTATTCAGGTGAGTACCTGCTGCCTGGGAAGAACTGGCTGCGAAGCTGCCTGGCTGCTGGTGATAGACATAAAAAAAGGGGGCATATGCCCCCTCGCCGATCCTATAGGAAATAGTTATCTCGGTAATTTTTCACGAAGCTTAGCCATAACACCTTGACCCCATTCACTAACGTAACGTGGTGCGTTAGGGTCTAGTATTATGCTCTCAACTTCAGACTCTAAAACTTTGTACAAAGCTTTCCAATTAATATTATCAACATGGCTTTGTTCAGTAACAGGTTGATTGTCAACTGCTTGAACACCAAAAGCATTATTAACTGCTGATAATTGTCTTGATAAGTAGTCATCATTATTCGGCATTTTGATTTCTCCTTTCTATCTACCTTCTTACTCCCATTTAATCTTATAGTCAAACTTTTATTTTCTTTTTTTTACACAGTTCCTAACTGTTGTGCGAGAGCAACTCCGTCAGCATGCTTCTGTGTACCTATATATCTCTATAGTATACTTAGTAATGGAGATGGAAAATGCAGATGGAAAATGCAGACGTAAAAAAGGGGCGAAGATCTCAACAACTTCGCCCCCAACATTGTCGACTGAACTAAAGTGACAATTAACATTCTACATAGGCATCATTGGAACTATGCAGAAATTCTGAAATCAGCTACTTCATCAATGGTAGCTTTTTTGTTTCTTGATACTGTTGTTTCCGATAAAGGCATAGCCTGTATCTGTTTATACTGCGTTGGTACTTTGCATTGATGATACGCAATCTCACCAAGTTTTTCTTTAACGAGTTGCGAGTCAATCTTTGCACCCAATTTTTGTGATACATGAAGTGAGTAATCCCTCCCATGCAATAGGTTTGCATTTTCGCTCATAGACAAATCTATCATCAGTTGTCTGTTGACTTTAATAAAGTCTGCCAGAACTTTCTGCATTGTTAACGCTCGACCATACGCGTCTATGACAGCTTGTTTATTTTTCTTACTTACACTAGCGGGGCTTTGTTGCACCTTCTCTAGTACTTCTATTATATTAACAGCTTTTGACATTTTATTTTCCTTTCGTCTTTCTAGTTAATACTCCCTTTATATCCCATGTTATTCTACTTGTCAAATCTTTTTTTTATTTTTTTTCCACAGGAACTTCCGTGCCACGCCCGTGCTGCAGGTAGCTTCTGTATACTATACCTGTACCTGAAGCTAACCAATGGAGATGGAGAATGCAGATGCAGCTGCGGCATCAGCCAAACGTGCTGCGGAACAAGAGCCACAGTATTAGAACTGCAGCTCCTGCTGCTGGGTGATGCGCAGAAAATAGTAAAGCAATCAAAAGGATCATAGTGCAGGCACCATTTCCTGCATCTGCTGCCAGGCGTCCGTGTGGTCCTGTTCCAGGAGAATGCTAGCGCCGTCGCCCCAGTCCAGGTACCAGTATTCCAAGCGATGTAGTTCGCCGTGTTCGTTAACGTATCCGCGAAGCTCGTCGCTGGGCCCGCCCCAGCTGAACTGCCAACGCCAGTACCCTTCGGCTTGGTCGTTGAATGTATGCGGTTCTACGTAGTCAAAGGCTAGCGCCTCGTACTCTGGATCTTTCAGGTCTTCCTGTCTATCTTTCCACTGTTCATCCACCAGCTCAGCGCAGGTGGGGTTCTTCTTTATTACTGTTACAGTCTCTGTCATCTTTATTCCTTTCTAACGGGGTTGGGCGTGGGACTCGCCCTACTTTGCCACCAACCCCTGATTTATGTGGCCGTTCATGAAACTTCGAAACGGATTCGGTAGCCACAGGTATGTATATAGTCCCATCTTATTCGATAGTCAAGACCTAAATACATTTTATTTCCACACGCACTTTAGCTGCCAGCTGCGGGACCAGCATGCTTCTGTATATACCTTACGCTGGTTGGCCTCTGGTAATGCAGGTGGAGATGCAAACGGCTACCAGCTCAGCTGCATCCTGGTTCCCGCTGCAGGTGCAGCACCTGAAGATAACTATGGTGACAGGGTTTCTGCCGATGGGCAATGGAAATGCGTACGACCAGCTCAGCTGCATCCTGGTTCCCGCTGCATGCGCCAGTCCTGGTATTATGATAAATATGCTAGGGTAGTAGCCAATGTAGAATGCAGACGGCTACCATCTCAGGTTCCTGGTTCCTGCTGCATGCAGCAGGTATATAGTTATATCTTTTGGTTTGGCTTCAGTAATGGAGAATGGAGAAGATACTCCTGGATCTCAGCCCACGCTGCGGGGGATGCCAGTGGCAGGTTCCATGTTTTATCTGCGTATTTGGGGGACAATGCACCGATGGAGGCGATGGAGGACGAAGAAAATATACACATCAAGCTCTCTGCGAGGGTCTGATGCATAATAAAACTTCTTCCGCCTTGCCTAGCATGGCTAAAATGCCACGATTTTTGAAAGGGGCTTAATTTCGCTTTGTTAACTTTTGTTGACGTTTTAAGTTCCAACCAGAACATTACGCCATCTTTACAACCATAGCAGTCTGGTACACCAGGTAACGCCCAACTCTCGATACGAGTCCAGAAAACATCTGGCATATTTTTCTTAATGGAGTGCCATAACTTTGATTCTGGCTTCATTAAAAGTACATCATATAAATAACAAAACCAACTATAAAGGTTAGTTTTAAATTAAAGAACAGCAGTAAAAGAACAATCAAAAGCAGATAACCAATCACGGACACCTCTTCATCAGTTCCATCATTTGATTATAATACAACAGCCTAAACTCAAAGTCTTCTGCAGTCAAAGCCGCACGCCTCAAGTTTTCTATCCTACGCCAGAACAAGTCGTCGGTCATAGGTAATGTAGTATACTCATACAAGTCTGGTCTAATTATTGCTAACATTTCTATTCTCCGCTTCTTGTTTATCTCTGAACTGCCAACATTCTTTTTCAACTTCTTTTTTTAATTTTCTAACCTCTAGTTCTAAGTCTTTAATTGTACCTAGGATAGCAAGTAAATCATGTGCTATATCAAATTTAGTTTTCATACTTTCTCCTTTTCTTTGCCGAAGGGAACTAGCTCGGCTACTAGCAGTGAGTTTATACATAGGCTCCTCTGATTCCTTTTAATGGTAGTCCTTTTTTATATGTGCGGCTACCAACACATAAAACCTATTTAGTCCCATTCTATTTTATAGTCAAGACTTATTTTCTAATTCTTTAACTTCTTCAAACGTAGTTTCAATACTATACTGTTCCTTCAAGTCCTGTAGTTTCTTCTCTACCTCATCTCTTGACATTGAATCAATCGTACCTGTAAGAATTTCTTTCTTATCAACATACAACCCAGCTATCTGACCACGCCTGGTTTCCGCAGCTACGGCAGCGTTCCAATTCCCTGAAGCAGACGCCTGGTCTCTGATTCTTGCTAATGTAGATAACGATCTTTCTTGTGTGCACCTATACCTTTCAACATTAGCTCTCACCTCTGAATCAATAGCTTTTGCAACCATAGGATACAACTCAGGGTTCTGAAGACGAGATGCCAGCTCCGTAGCACTCTTTTTACTATAACCAGCCTCAGCTGCACACTGCGATGCAGACTTTAAACCCTCTGAATGAACTAACAAAAGAATAAACTTTCTTTGTTTTTGTGTTATTTTAGGGTGATACAACGCTTCTGACAAAGGTTGTGGTATATATACGTCCTTGTTTTCTTCTTCCATAATGCACCTTTTCAATAGATGTTTTTCTCAAATAATAATTATATTACTAAATATTTCCGAGAAATGCGAGTTTTTTTCGTAAAATATAGATATCTTGTAACCTGTAAATAGTTGTAAGTTACAAGAAGTTACAAAAAAAGGTAAGTATTCTGCTACTTGTAACCTTGTAACCTTGTAACTTGTATTTTACTAAAAAAATATTTTAAAATAAATTTCTCATAGAAACATCTATAGGGAACGGCATTTATGAGAACATCTTTGGATCATCACGCACTAATCTAAGAGCTCTGTCCAATGCCTGGCGTCCATCAGTCATAATTACTTCCCACTCTTCAGCAGTGTATACTCTGTCGTGCTTTGGATTATAGAATTTTATTGATACGTCACCGCAATGGCGACACTTATATACTTTTCTTACTGGGCTTTCGGGTAGTTTTGTGTACATACCGTTTTATCCTTTGTAATGGGAATAATATTACGTTTTTAGGTAGTTTTTCCTTAAAATAGATTGAATCCATGACCTTCATGTTCTCTAATCTATCATACTGACCCGTGGTCCGTGATGCGAGGATCGCGTCCAATAAATCACGTTGCTTTAATATCTCTTGATCGCTCATTTTTTTATTGATCCACCTCTTTTTTTCTTCATTACCTTACCAGCAGGTCCTTTAGACTGTGTTTTTTTACGAAATCCAGTGCCTGCAAGGATACCACTATCTTTAGCATTATAAAAATCATCAATGTTTATTACTCCAGTTGGTTTTCTGTCTCGGGCTATTTTTAGATACTTATTAGTCATACGACCAGGATTCTTATCAATGTAATCTTGAAGTTGTTTACCTATTCTAAGTGGGCTTTTACTTTTCTTTTTCGGTAGTCTCAATACCATAATACTCTCCTATTTTTTACTTTTCTTTAACCTAGTTCTAATTTGCTTGTTTGTTTCACGAGGTAATCCTAAACTTTGTCTTCGGTTTGCTCTTTTATACGCTTTAAAAGCCTTACCCAGGCCCTTTATAGCTATACCCGCTCCTCTAATTGCTAATCCTAACATCAATACTCTCCTAAGGCTTCTTTGGCTTCGTTTTAGGTCTAATTTTATCTAGATTCTTTGGCTTTTTCTTTGGTTTAATGCCTGGACCATATAATCTTTCGATCATTTCATCGACTTCATTTCTTCGTTTATCTCTCTTTTTTTTAAATATTTGACCTTTTCTAAGACTCTCTGTTGCTTCACCGCCCATGGCGTATCCACCAGCTTTTTTAACTCTTGATCTAATGTCAACAAACTTTTTAGCTGGAGTTTCAATGGTGCTAATTGTACCTTTCCTTAATTTCTTTTTTAAATCAGGAAATAATTTAATAGTTTTGATTGTTAAGTCGGCGTCTTTAAATTTACCCATACCAAGTCCTTTGTTTCAGAGCTGCCGTAGTTAGGCATTTCGCTTCACAAGCAGCTCATAGTAACAGATATAGTATATTATTAAACTTGATGCAACTAAATATGGGGGAGGTCTAAAGCACTCCCCCTGAGCAGTCAAGTGTATTGATGATTTAACGGGTGTATGAATTTTACCTGGGAATTGAGGCCCGAACCATCTCCAAGCTTGCGCCGTGATCTACACTGAACCACTGGAATCTTCCTCTATCCCAACTCTAAAAGGGCGGTTCGCCCTTAAACTCTATCACAGGTTTACTCTCCCGAAATCGTGTAGTTTTTGAATGATTCGGGGTCCAAGGGCGGTCCATAGTACACCGCGAGGGAATCTTCAGTGCCCTCTGTCCACGTTTGGTGGTAGTACTTATTTTCATCGATTTCCCCTTGTGAGTGACAAACCGAACACTGCTCAATGGCTTGTTCTGCCTCGAATCTAATTTT